ATCCGTATTCCAAATCAGATGGCGAGAATTGTAGAAACGCTGAGGAGGAAGTGAAAAATGAAAAGTGAAAAGTGAAAAATGAAAGAAGTCCGACAATTGTCGGACTTCTATTGTTGCGGAGGCAGGATGCCCTTTGCCATTAGAACACCCAGATAATACGTTTGTTTTGGGCAACTATTTCTGTTATTTATTCTCTCTTAACGGCCCGTTTTCGTCCCACTTTTAGCATGGAGTAGATAACGAGTTATCTAATTAAACTTAGAAGGAAACTTTAGCGTACCGTATTTGTCCGTTTTTTGATCTTACCGCTTCGCCAACTCAATGAGCTGATCGATGCGACGGTTTTGCTCTTCGATTGTTTTGTCCTGACGGGCAATAATATCTTGGAGGTGTTTTATGGTAGCCATCAACATGTCCGGGTCTGTGTTTATTTGTACGTTCCCTACATTGTTATTGTCTCCAGTTACCGTATTAGCCGTAGAAAATGTATCTCTTTCAAAGAGTTCGTCTATGGTACAATGCAAGAGATCTGCTATTCTTTCAATGGTATCTGCTTTGGGGTTTTCGTTCTTTTCCACATCTACATACGAGGTGTTTCCTGAACGTCCGTTATAGACATAAGACACAAAGTCTTTTGCCTTAATACCTTTTGCTTTGGCCATGTCGACCACTTTTTTTCCATTGAATGCCATATCTAATTTGCATTATACGATTTCACTTATATCTAATCCAATATATTTATAATCCGTCTAAATAATAGATAAAAGTAGATTTTTATCTAATTTAATTTGGATATATCATATTTTCTCTGTACTTTTGCACGCAAAGTTACTAAGTATTTTTGAAATATGCAAGGAAAAAAGGAAGAATTAACGAATGTGGGTCTTCAGTCCTACGTCAAGAAACTGGACCAGCAGGAGCAGATTAAACTGAAGACTTTTGTTGCTTTGAAGTTCGATAAGAGTTACTTGACAGTTAATGACAAGTTCTCTGGTCGAAGACAATTTACACCTGCTGAGCTGTTGGCTCTTCAGACTATAATAGACAATGAATTATGGAGGCAGTAGAGTTCTTTATTATAGGTGGTCAAACTTGCATACGTCGGAATGGTGTCAGCAGGCCGCTGACTCCAGCTGATCGTGAGGAGGTGGTATGGATGCTGAAGCAAATGCGTAACTACTTTCCGGATGCTGTAGAAAGATTGGAAATATGGGCGGCTGAATCGGCGAAGAATATGAGATTCTTCGAATACCGGATGGTTGATCGCTTCATACGCTGCAATTTCGGTGAAGCCGACTTCCTGTATTCTGACATTGAAAATGGGATGTTCCATTTTGAGGAGGTAAAGTGTCCACTGCGTGGCATCTGCAAAGATGAGAACATCATTTGTAAACCAAGGTTCAATGTTCCTCTGAGTCGTGAGGAGGGTAAAGCTGCCATTCTTTATTCCAAAGGTCTTGACGTGAACGAAATTGCGCGTAGATTAAAGAAGAGCGTAAAGACCATTAAGAACCAGTTGGACAATGCCCGTAAACGTCTCCATTTGGATAGGACTAGAGACCTAATCAAGATTTTCAGTATTTACAATATTACATTATGGGAGTAGGTAAAACTTTTTTCAGAACGCTATTGTTGCGTTCTACTAGGTCTGGCAAAAGGCTTTCCGATATTCTGGTGACACCTGAACAGTTGGAAGAGGTTCATTCCATGGTATTGGAACTTAACGAGTCTGTCGCCATTACACTTGCAAAACGTCAGCAGCTGTCGGCAAGACAGGTGCTTTTGATGACTGCATTACTGTCAGCTTCGATGCTGAAGCTGATTAAGGATGTGTTCGGTGAAGAAATGTTTCCATTGTTCAAGTGCATCGTTGGTGAACAATGGTCTAATGTCAAAGACATGGATATAGACTGATTATATACTGATTAATACTGGCCGCTTCTACCCTTAGGTGCTGAGGTACCATGCCGCCCTGCCAACTATTGAAGTAGAGATGAATGCCATATAATTAATACATATAGGCGGGGCGGCTCTTTTGAAACTTAAATTATTACGATATGAAAGTACAAGATTTTGAGATGGCAGTCGAAGCTTTGAATTGTTCGATTGTATTGGATGAGGTAAAGATCCAGAAGAAACATGTACGCCGTTGCTATGGTCACAAAGGGGAAACTCTCATAATGTGGGATGAGTGTGGACGTGGCTATTCTGTTGCGCTTCATGACGTGTTTGATGAATACATGGAAGATGACGAACATCTGTATGTTTCTGATGGTAGCTATGAGCGCGATAAAGTGTATGATCTTAAATTCGATTAAGCCATGATGTACGTGGAAATGACTAAGGATTTAGAGGTCAATTTGATGGGTATGTCGATTGATGAAGCCGTCAGCCTGAAGACTATGATAGAGGGGGCTGGGCTACAGGAACGTCGCACATTCAATGATGTGCTTCGTCAGTTGAATCTGCCATTTGATAAATTAATGAGATAAAGAGAAAAGACATGAAAGTAGGTGAAAGGGTAATTGTAGATGCTGCCGTCACTGGTGACGGTATTCATCATCACGGATTCATAGAGGACATCTGTGACTTTGCGAGAGCATCATTTATCGATGTGCATTTCGACGAACCCACTCCATGGGGAGCATGGGGTTCGACAGTGACTAACCCCGGATTGATAAGAAAGGAGACTGAAGCATGAATGTAGTTATAACCCTTCCCAAACCATTGATTATAGCTATCATAGAAGGAACAAAAACTTTCGAGATGCGCAAATGCCTTCCCAAACACATGAAAGTAGGTGAGGATGGTTTCTTTGTCGTCGAGAAAGGCACGAAGAGAATACACTGTTGGTGCCGCGTCGATGAGGTACAAGCAGTCAGCGGCTTGTTTTCCCTTACGAAGGATACATGTAAGAAACTGGCTGTCTCGCAACAATACGTTGACAATTATCGTTCTGGGGCGAGGTTTATTTACCTATGGCGCATTGGCAAGGTGATCCGTTTCGAAAAGGGTGCTGTGGCATTGAATGATTTACTTGTTGACAGAGCACCGCAATCATTTGCTTATTGTCCTTTGTCTTTTGGAGAATCATATTAATTACAAAATTATGGATAGACATTTTTTTATCTCTGTTTCTACTTACAAGTCAAACAGAATGGGCGAGGAACTCTGTTCCTATGTTGAGAACAAATACCATCATATGGTAGTACACAAAAATGACTTCTTTGATATAAAGGCAGACATTCAGGAGAAGATGCAGGAACTGGAAGAGAAGTATAAAAGATGTAAGCCGTTTCGCATCACTTTCTATGAATTCCGTGACCGCTATGGAGTCGAGTGCCCGGATATAACCGTTCGACCCGACACAGATACTGATAAGGTAGTGCTTTGCCTGCGTTCAGATTATGTAAGGAATGCGATATTAGAATATAGGAGGCCATAGTATGAAGAGACAAAAAATAAAATTGAGCCTCCCGGCCATAAAGAAATTTCGGGAGGCTATAGAAAACGGAAACATTGGAGCCTATCTGATTGAATCCGGAGAGAAAGTAAATGCCGGAAGCGTAAAGGTGAAATACGCTCTCAAAAATCGGCCTTGGGTTGTTACTATCGAAGCAAGGAGGGTAAAGGTATGAAAGATATGAGTACTGGGCATCCGCAAGAAGACGTACCTGTAGAGAAGATCATACATTATATCGTAAAGGACTATCGTCGTATGTTCGAAGAAAATATGCATCTCAAGGTGGCTATAAGGATGCTTAGAAGAAAGTCCAAAAAGGAAGTACTAGAAAAATTAAAGAGGTTAAAAGTTGATTTATGATAACAAACGGTGAAATCATAGAACATGGTATGAAAGCAACGCAACTTGAAATATTCGGAATGTCGGCTGACGAAAACCATTTCACATCGACATTATGGGGTGTTCTAACGTTCTTTCCTGCATCGAGCAACAAATGGAAGGACACTTGCCGGCATTGCCTTTTATGGGATAATGCAGCCGGTCATTGTTCAGAGCCTCCCGGTTCTGCTCGATGTGCCGACTACGAGCGTACTGATAGGAAAGAAGGATATTTTTCAATACAACAAATGCCTAGCGTATGATTATAGAGCGAACTTACCACCCCTCAGAACTGCACCATGGTGTGTGCAGTTACTGCGGGGATGAATCCGACGAGATAACAGAAGAAGGCCTCTGCGTCGATTGTGTGGAAGCCGAGTTGTTTTACCAAGAAACGATGAAAGGCGTATGAGCTATTTTCCAGAGTTTGACAAACACGGGCGTTACATCGAGTCACCATGCTATGGCTGTGACCTTCCAGATTGCCAGTTCTGTCCTAGAGAAAAAAGTAAAGATGAAGAATAATCAATGAAAACCCCTATCACATATTACGGAGGCAAGCAACAGCTTGCAAAAACCATCATAAATATGATGCCTGCTCATCGTATATATTGTGAGCCTTTCTTCGGTGGTGGCGCCGTATTCTTTACAAAACCTTCAACTTTCCTTGAAGTTATCAACGATAAGAACGACCTTTTAATTACTTTTTATAAGCAATGTGTTGATAACTTTGAAGAGCTTCAGCATAGGGTACAACATACGCTTTGCTCTGAGTCAGAACATGAAAAAGCTCGCAAAATTTACAACAACCCAAAACATAGAAGAAAAATCGATATCGCTTGGGCTGTATGGGTAATGACAAACATGTCGATAATGGCGACTCCCAGAGGTGGGTGGAAACGTGACAACGGAACCGGTGGCTCACATGTTGGTGTGACAGTTGATAACCATCGTATGAATTTTTCTGAGGAGGTTCACAACAGACTAAAAAACGTGCAGATCAGTTGCCATGACGCTTTGGATGTCATCAAAGAAAGAGATACGGAACAAACCCTTTTCTATCTTGATCCTCCATATATCAACTGTGATCAGAAACATTATAAGGGTTATGGCGAAGAGGATTTTGTTCAGCTGCTGGAACATTTGGAGAAAATCAAGGGTAAATTCATACTGAGTAGTTTCATGAGCGATGTACTCCAGGAGAAAATCAAAAAGAACAAGTGGAAGCACATTGTCATCCAGCGAAAATGTATGATTCCCGCCTTAGTGAAGAAACCACGTAAAAAATACGAAGTATTGACGTGGAACTACAATCTTGAAAGAAGTTTATTTGAAGAGAATATCTTATGAAATTTTACATCAGCGGAAAAATCGGCGAGGACAGGCCAAGCCCTGAAACACTCGCCAAGTTCAAGAGAGCTGAGGACGCTCTTAAAACAATGGGGCATGAAGTCTTTAATCCTACAACGTCTGGTCTTGGGAATGTTGCTGAGATCATGCGTGGTATTCGAGTAAGAAAGATGTGCCAATGTGGTGGTGTTAGCCTAATTGCTGAATACCAATCTAAAAAGGAAAGTTGGTATAGTCGCATCCTCATGGAAGACCTCGATGAGTTGTCATGGTGTGATGCCGTTCTTGTATTGAGTGACTGGCATAACTCTTCTGGTGGAAAAACGGAATTGATGTTGGCAATGGCTCTTGGCCTTCCAGTTTATGAGCTTGCTCCTAATGGTCATTTGAATGAAGTGAAATTCGATGTCAGGAAGGTTGTGGATTATCATGATCAAAGCAAGGGAATGACAGCCGGTGAAATGGTAAGAAAACTTTTGGACTTTCCACCAGATGTTCCTGTAAGGATGAGTGCAGATTTTATACTTGGAACACCGTTTGAGCAGGGCTTTGACCGTCAAATACATGGCCCTGTCTATGAAGTCAAAGATGCTGGTGACATGAAATCACCCCATGGGATGGTTGCAGTTTTGGAATCATATGTGAGCTGCTCACTGAACTTTGATTAGATTATGAAAATACCCCCCCCATTATACGTAGTAACCGGGCTTTGGCACGGAAAGCGTCGAGAGGCCATCAGTCTGCCTTGCAGCCGACTGAAGGCAGTGGAGTTAAGAGACTGGACGCGGGCGGTGTTCAGCAAAGTCAGCGTGTACCAGGATATCCAAATAAGGGAGATTCGCACAGTATGAAGTGGGTTGTGACAGGCATCAATAAGCTGACCGGGGAACGGGAGCCGGTTACGAGGCCTCACAGTGAGTGGAAAACTCGCGAGATGCGCGACAAGCTGGCTTCACGCCAGCATTGCAAGTCGGCCTATAAGTATCTGAAGGTAGAGCCTGCAGACGTAGAAGGCAACCTATGGTGAATGTATTTTGTAGACCCGTCGAAAGAAGATATCTTTGCCGACGGTCACTAAGAAGATAACGATATGATACCAGTACAAAAGATCTATGATGCCACACGTGGCGGTCTCGACATCATTTTATGGATGTTTCCGCAAGCATCTGAGTGCGTAGGCGTGAAGGGCAAGAAATTCAAGGTGCGCGATGAAAAGACTCCATCGGCGTGCCTCTATCAGCGTAAGAGTGAGAAATACGGTGAAATATGGGGCGTCACCGACTTCGGGGGCGAGGGCTGGCGCTCTGCCATCCAGCTCTACATGGAGGAGCGACACCTAAGCCAGGATCGCTTCAATGAGGCTGTACTGCAGATAGCGGCACAGTTCAACGTGACTGACGAACTGGACCGCTCGATCAATAAGGCGGACTTCACCGAGCGTGATGCCAGGGCCGATGAGCCAGACGGGTACCGTGACTTCGAGACGAAGGACTTTACACCTGAGGAACTGGCTGTGCTTGGACCTAATGTCAAGCAGGAGCACGTCGAGGCACTTCATTGGCATTCGGTGAAGTGGTTCAGTTATACCAAAGACAGGAAGACCCGCATCCGCTACTCCAACGAGAACTACCCCATCTTTATGCGCGAATGTGTGGTGAAGGAAGCCCGTACTCTTCCGGATGGTACCGAGCAAGAGGAGGTGAAGTTCTACAAGGTATATGAACCGCTGAATCCTGATAAGGGGTTCCGTTTCCAATACTTCCCTGCAGGAGTAAAACCCGCGAAGTACATCAATGGCCTTCGTGAACTGATACGTGCCAAGGAGCAGTTCAATGCCAAGGAACAGCGGGAATGGGAGTCCACGCATACCGATGAAGAGCCATACAAACCGCAGAAACTGCGTGAGGCCTTCATCTGTAGTGGTGAGCGTGATGCGCTGTGTTGCCGGTCTTTGGGTTATATGCCATTGTGGTTTAACAGTGAGACTTATCACCTGGCCGACGATGAGGTCAAGGAGATCATGCAGCACGTCGAGGTGCTGTATAATATTCCAGATATCGATGAGACCGGCATCCGAAAGGGTACGGAGTTGGCCCTTCGCTTTATCGATATTCGTACAATGTGGCTGCCTGACTGGCTCTCCAGTTATCGTGATAACCGGGGAAAGCCTCGTAAGGATTTGCGCGACTGGATGGAACTGCGCCACACAAAGAAGGAGTTCAAGTTCCTGATGCAGATGGCCATGCCGGCTCGTTATTGGAAAACCACCGTGAATAAGAAAAGCGGTGAAACACGTCATACGATAGATACCGTCTGCCTGCATAATTTCCTGAAGTTAAATGGTTTCTATGCACTTCACGATGACAACCAGAAAGATACCAGGTACGTGAAAATAGATGGCTATATCGTCCGGAGTGTTACCCCGAAGGATATCCGTGAGTTTGTGCGTCAGTGGGTCATCGATGAGGTGCGCGACCTCTCGGTGCTTAACCTGGTGCTCGATACGCCCAAATTGTCTGCAGGTATGCTGGAGAGCATCGATGAGATTACACTTGACTTCACCTCATTCGATGCCAGGACACAGCTGTTTTTCTTCCCTAACGTCTGCGTGAAGGCCAGCGGCCAGAAACTTGACGTCATCAAGAAACAGGACTTCAAATTCCAGAATTACGTCTGGGCTGAGAATGTCATTGGCCACGATTTCCGTTTGCTCGATGACTTCTTTACCATTACCAGGACAATAGATGAGGACGGTCGTTCTCAGTTCTCCATCACCATCAATAAGGTGGGCTCGAACCTGATGGGCTACTTCATCAACTCCTCACGTCTGTTCTGGCGCAAGGAGATGGAAACCCGCTTTGAGACAGAGGCTGAACGACAGGCTTACCGTGAGGCCCATCGCTTCGATATCAAAGGCGAGAGCTTGACCGAGGATGAATGGCAGGAGCAGCAGCAGAACCTAATCAACAAGATCTTTACTTTGGGTTATATGCTGCACCATTATAAGAGTCCTTCACGTGCATGGGCGCCTATGGCCATGGACAACAAGATAGGCGAGGAGGGTGAATGTAACGGTCGAAGCGGAAAGTCTTTCTTCTTCAAGGTGCTTTCATTGCTCATGAAGACTGTCAAACTCTCCGGACGTAACCCCAAGCTGATGGACAATCCCCATGTTTTCGATCAGGTAACGCAGCATACACAGATGCTTCTGGTCGATGACTGCGACCGCTACTTGAATACCGGTTTGTTCTACGACAATATCACAAGCGATATGACTGTCAATCCTAAGAACAACCAGAGTTTCACTATTCCCTTCGAGGAAAGCCCTAAAATTGCCTTTACCACTAATTACGTGCCAGCCGATTTCGACCCGTCGAGCGAGGCGCGTTTGTTGTATATGGTGTTCTCTGACTATTATCATCAGAAGACAGAGGAGAACGACTATAGGGAAAGCAGGTCCATTCGTGATGACTTCGGCAAGGATCTGTTCAGCAAGACATACTCAGATGATGAATGGAACCAGGACTTGAACTTCATCTTGCAATGTGTGAAGTTCTATCTGAGCGTTGCCGGTGAACCGGTGAAGCTGTTGCCGCCAATGGCTAACATCATCTTCCGCAAGCATAAGCAAGATATGGGTGCCAACTTCGAGGACTGGGCACAGGTGTATTTCCATCCGGATTCCGGTCGCCTGGATACTTTTGTACCGCGTACCAAGGCCTTCGAGGATTTCAAGCAGCATGGCGGTAAGGTACAGGGCATGACCTCGCAGAAGTTCCTGAAGAAACTGGAGGCTTTTGCTCTGCTGTGTCCATGGGTGGAGGAACTGAACCCTGCAGAGGTGCGCAACAACAGCGGACGCATTATTAGACGTGAAGAGGGTGCTCCAGCTGGCAGCAGTCCAGTGGAGATGATCTATATGAAGAGTAAGGCAGAACCCGTGGCTTCAGAACCAGAAGAGGGTGACATTTGGCATGATGGAGAACCATTCTGATGGGTATGTATTGTTTCCTTCTTACTCCCTCTGAAATAAGTACGTAAAAAGGCAATTTAATCTGTATGCAAAGGTACGCATTTTTTTTGAAACTGCCAAATATTTGATGCACTTTTTTCAGCCTTTATGCAGGTAATTTCCCGAAGGGCTATCCCTGCCGGCAAAGGTAATTAGAAAGAGGCAGCAGAGTGACAAAACAGAGTCGCCCTGCTGCCTCTCTGCTGTCCCCATTGGTGACCATCAGCAGCCTTCAGACTGTGTCTTCCTAGCCCGTGGCCGTCGTTGCCCTTTCCCTTCCCTTACCATTTTTGTACTAAAAATCTGTAACTTTGTAACAGATGTCGGTGAAACCATTGGAAAGTATAGTAAACAAAGGGAAAAGAGAGCATCTTTGGCCGTTGACAAAGTGACGTTACAATTCAGATACAAAACCATAGAATAGTAAACAGAAGCAGTTTTGTCACAGCCTTGTTTTAACAGGTTTTAAGCAAAAAACGGGCAGATTTACAAACCTGCAGCAGGTATATTTCTGTTACGCGTTTTTGCAACATTTACAAAGTGACTGATTTACAAATATTTAGTGGCCATTGATGCCTCTGTTACAAAATTACAGAATTTTCTAACGGAATTACATCAGGCGTGGGAAAGAAATATCCATTCAAAAGTAGAAAATTCTAAATAAACATAGAGTATTTCAAAAAAAATGCCTATCTTTGCAACGTTTTTACTAATCTGAGCATGAGCAAGTTTGTTATCTATGTTGAATTGAAACCCTTCATCGCCCAGTGGGCGGTACATCATTTCGGTAATCCTGTGGAGTTCCCTCCGCAGTCTGTTGGCAATGCCAGGATCATTGCAGTACTCAGACGTCGTCCTGAAGGCGTTGAACCTGATGTGGTTCGTAATGGGCTGACACCTGTCTGCATTCCCTATTCCAAACAGAAGGATCCTGAGTCGTGGAACTATGTCACACCCTCAGGCAAGCGATTCATTGCAGAGTATATCGAGTCATTGTTTAAAGACAACCTCTATGGCGAGTTCAAGGAAATGTGTAGCGAAGACTCAAAGCTTCAGACGGCAGCATATACATGGTGTGAGATGCATGGTGTATCAATAGACTATGCCGACACCATACGTCAACGGTTCTATCGGGAACGTGAGCGCCTTCTTGCATGTGGTGTGGACTTACGAAAGAGGAGTAGGCTGAAAAATGATAAAAAAACTTAAATCGGACTGAAATTCATCCTATAAAGACCCCATCTTTTGTCCACGTGCGAACATTTATAAACAGTTAAGAACAATTAAGAACAGTTATGAACACTCCAAGGAACATCATTGCCATCGACCGCATACAAGCGGGCTCTATCATCGGACTTCGGAAAATCGATGAGTCCAACGTAACGGTTTCCTCTCTCACGTCATGGGAGAGCATACCAATAAAAGTTCCGGCACGTCTGACATTCAGTGAGAAGATTGAGGATGGCGTGCGTGTATATACCGCACAGCTGGTGTTCCGCACCTGCGAAGAGCCTGGAGACAGACGAAGGATGGTGTACAGATGTAAGACTGCTGATGGCAGATACTACCTCATTGGCAGCAATGACAGACCTTATCCTGTCACTACTCTTACGCTAAACCTACCAGATAACATGACCGATTCTCAGCTCAGCGAGGTCACGGTTAACTACACATCAGCAGCTAAAATACCCTATATACAATAATATTGCGTATTTTTTGCACGCCTATTACTATATTACCTTTGCCAAAAATCGAAGGCAGATATGAAGAAATACGATCTTTACTTGACTGGTGAAGTCGGTGGATGGGGAATCACCGCCGACTTTGTGAAGTATATCCTGGATAAGAAGAAAGACCAACCCGTCGATGTGGCCATCTGCTCGCTGGGTGGTTATGTCAATACCGGACTGCAGATCTATGAGCTCTTCCGGAACCACGGCCAGGTGACCTGTTATTTCCTGGGCATGTCGGCCAGTGCTGCCACCTTCATGGCTATGGGTGCCAAGAAAGTGGTGATGTCTAAGAATGCGCTCATCCTCATTCACAATGCCATGGGGCATGTGTTCGAATGGGGCAACATGAATAAGGAGCAACTTGATGAATTGGTCAAGCGACTCCAGTTCCAGCGTTCTCAGCTGAACACCATTGACGATGTTCTGGCTGAGATCTACGCTGAGAAGAGCGGAAAAAGTGTTGATGACGTGAAAGAAAAAATGAAGGTGGCTGCCTGGATCAAGGCATCCGATGCCAAGAACTTCGGTCTTGTCGATGAGATTGCTGATGCCGAGCAACTGCCTACAAATGTACGGAATATTTATACTAATTCACTGATTAAGGATATGGGTCTACCAGCCTTGCCTCGTGGCTTTAATACGGAAACGGGCGAGGAGAATCCAACCGCAGGCGTTCTCCAAAAGGTCGTGGAGATGCTGAAAGGACTCATGCCGGAACCCGCGACCGATAAAAGTCAAAACGAGATGAAAATCACTGTTTTTGCAGCCTTGGCCGCCCTGCTGGCAGTCAAGGACGGCTTTGAAGCCGACGAGAAGGGCAATGTGTCCCTGACGCAAGACCAGCTGAAGGCTGTCGACGATGAGTTGAAAAAGCAGAACGATGCCTGCAAGCAGGCTTCTGACACGCTGAAGGCTCAGAAGACGAAGATCGACAAGCTGGAGCAAGAGAAGAGAGACCTTGAGGAGCAGGTTAAGAACCTGAAGAGTTCTGCCGGCACCAAGGAGGAAGAGAATGTTGACGATGCAGGCAATGTCCTGAATGCCGCCAACGAGTTGTTTAACACCATTAAAGACGCTTTGTAAGCTATGGATCCAAACACTCCTATCCTTAACACTGGGCAGCCTGTGGTAGATCCCCAGACTACCTTTACGCCGGAAGCTCTCAGTACGGCGTTCCAAAAGTACCGCACTGAGTTGATTATCATGCCGATGTATGCTATGGCTAAGGCCCTGCAGCACATGGGCTATCGTGATGGTATCCGTTATAAGGAGCACCTTCATGAGATGAAGGGTAACTTCCAGATGGGTAACTATGATAAGTACAAAAAGGGTACTGGTGCCATTGAGATCACACAGCGTACGCTGGAGACCTTCTTTGGTAACTGTATTGAGCCCATCGATCCTAACAGTATCTACAAGAGCCTGTGGGGTAGTGACGTGACTAAGGGCGAGGCCTTGAAGACTGTGCCCTGGGTGAAACGCGTTTGTGCCTACATCATGGCACAGCTGGGTGAGCACATGTATGATGTGATGTGGACGGCCAAGCACGATCCTTCCAATACCACTGAGACCGCAAAGTGGTTCAATGGCTTCTGCACTCTCGAAGATATCGAGATTGCTTCAGGTGCCATGTCACAGGAGGAGCGCAACTTCTATGAGTTGCCGGAGGCTATCACTGTTGACAACGCAGAGGATATCATCAATGATTTCTTCTGGGGTGATGTCGCTTCTGGATGGGCTGGCATCCATAGCAAACTCCGTGACCAGCATGTGAAGATCTTCATGAACGACTTCGTCAAGCACTGCTATGAAGTGTCGTATCAGAAGAACCATGGTTCTCTGCCCTACAACCTCCAGTTTGAGAAGGCTCACATTGAGGGTAAGGCTACTGCTGAGTTCGTTGCCCTGGGCAATGTTCCTATGAACTATCTGTCTATCACTCCGAAGACCAATATCCTGGCTCTCTGGAATCAGCGCACCGCTGATGAGACCTTCTTGGTGAAGGAGTCGAAGACCTCTCACTACGATGTTGACTTCCTGGCCAACATGTTCTATGGCGAACAGTACCTCTCCATCAATAAAGAGATGCTCTGCGCTGCTCGTTACTACACTGCTGTTGTCACCACTACGGGCAAGAACCCGAAGAGCGAGGGATGGTATGTGAAGGATGGCAGCAAGTACGTGCTGACTACGGACACCACGCCTCAGAACGGTACTACGTACTACATGTTTTAATCTTTAATACGATAAAGACAATGGCTGATCCTGTAACACCAACTCCAAAGGTACGTTGCGCTGACGATGCCGCCCTCTATGACGACATTGAGTTCTGCATGGGTGACAAATCGCTGCCTGGCACACGCAACCATGCCTATTATATTCCTCGTCGCGATATCGTGACGTTCCCTCGTCCGGCTGCCAGCCCTCAATCTATTGATGCAGTAGCTGTGATTCCAAGCACATCGCCGTTCGAACTCGCTGCCGATAAGAAGTGGCACCGCATCGATCTCGTTCCAAACGAGAGCGAGCCCACTGCAGACGGTCAGGGCTCTTATGGCTCGAAGACCATCCTCAATAAGATCACACTCGTCCTGCCTGGTACCGGAAAGAAGGCTTCTGGCCTTATCTCCCAGCTGAACAATGATGACGTGGTGTTCCTCGTTCCTATGGCCGATGGTAAGTGTCGTCTGTTTGGTTCTCCGAACTACCAGACTGAAATCGTCGTGAAGCAGTCTTACGGCAAGTCTGCAACCGATGCCAACACCACGACTATTGAGGTAAGTGCGACTGATGAATTTGCTGCTCCCTTCTATGAGGGCATCATCAAGACTTCTTATGGCGATATTAATGGTGCCAACGATGAGCTGGCTACCACTTAATCTCCTTTCATGTCGTAAGTAACGTGACCGTGGGGCGGTCTCACACGCTAAGCCGGTGAGATTGTCCCACTTTTAATATAAAAAATATGATAGATCCAAAATTTACTGAAGAAATTGCCCGCTGGCTTGACAGCGAGCACACCAGCAAGAAACAAATCGAGGCTGGAGCCATGTTGCTGCTTAAACTGAATCGTGACCAAGGAATGTTCCAGCGTATCATGCGCCGGCCTGACCGCGAAGTGAAGTTCCTGGAATACAAGTTGCGTCGTTTCCTGCGTCTGCGTCAGGATGGTCAGACCATCCGCGACGTTGTTAATCTCGACAATGAGATAGTGCCTCTCTTACAGGCTGTCATCGAGTCTGAACCGGCCCCTAATGAGGAGGGTGCTGAACTGTTGCCAATTGAGCAGCCAGCAGAGCAGGATGGCGGTAATGAGATGTATGTCCGAAAAGGTATCCGTCCTGATCATGACAAACTGCCTGAAAATATTCAGGCTATCTGGCCTGCCAATGCTGAGCGTTGGAAGAAAATCAAGGAGGCCTTCGAGTCTTGCAAGCAGCTCACAGAGCCTTGTGACCGCTATGAGTACCTGAAGGTGCTCAAGGAAACCTGGTACAAATACAAGGAGGAGATGGCTCGCTATGATGACTTCAAACTGACCGATGATGGCGGTTCTGCAGCAACTGGTACAGGTGATGATGGTGCTGATCAGACGCCTGCACTCACTCCTGAACAGGAGAAAGAGTTGGCAAATGCTGACAGCTATATCTCTAAGAACATGCCTCAGATTCAGCAGTTGGTAGCAGCTGCCAAAGAGGAGGAATTCAACGAGGCTCAGCAGAAACAGTTGGAGAGTCTGCGCAAGCGTATCCAGCAGCGCGTCGATGTGCTTCTGAAGTATGGCCGCACACTCACTGATGAGCGTCGCGAGCAGCTGCTGCAGTGCGACATCAAGGTAGAACTTGAAACTCCTGCAGAGAATGAGCAAGGGCAAGAGTCCGAGTAGAATCCTTCGTCCGATGGCCACGCACCCGTTGCAATCGCATCTGGGGCGTGGCCTTCATACATTGGGACTGTTAGGCTGGATCCTGGAACAGACGGGTCCGGCTGATGTGTACGTCTCGACATTCTCAACGTCTGATGCCTTCCTCCGTGGATTCTACAACCTGAAAAAGAAAAAACTGATTCTGAAAAGTGTGCTGCTGGCCGACCTGAAAGCCTCGAAGAAAACATACAAGCTCTATAAGGAGATGCAGCAGAACTTCGATGCGGTGTACCTGGGGCAGAACCACTCAAAGGTGGTGCTGGTGCAGAATGACCGTTGGACGGTGACTGTCATCAGTTCACAGAACCAGACGTATGGCGACCGTGCTGAATGTACACTGGTCACCACATCCCAGGAAATATTCTACGAGCAATATTGCGGCTTCCGCGATATCGTTGACAACAATTCACTCCAACTGAATGACCTATTCCGAAGACTTGCTGAAGAGAATACAAGACCTCTCCAGTCAGCTGACTCCCCCACAGGAGATTTCCGCACTTTTGGATTTTGATGAGACAGAATTCAAAACCGATATCAACACGCCAGGCAATCCAGCCAGACGTGCTTTCATGAAGGGCTATTCAGAGACTGCCCTTCGACTGCGCAAGCAGAACCTTGACCTGGTAGATGCCGGTAGCCCTGCTGCCGACGAAGCCTGCCGGGGCTACCTAAGAAGAATGATCCGTGAAATAGATATATGAGCCTACCTGTAAATATCGACGATTACAGCCTCTATCTCTCTCAGGACTCACAAGAACTGAGAGAGCAGCACGTGCCGGATGTGACTATCTGGCGTGTGGAACGTCTGCGCGAACTGGCTGCCTATTGGCGCTCGTACCCTTCTACGAGTCCAAAGGAGCTGGTAAGCCGCTGCATGCAGCAGTTCAAGGTGGCGCAGTCGCAGGCCTACGACGATATTCACCTGTTGAAGATACTTGTGGGTAATCTGGAAGCCACCACCAAGGAGTTTGCCCGTTGGCGCGTGAACCAGATGATAGAGGAGGATAGACTGGCTGCACGTCGCGACGGTGACTGGAGGGCTGTGGCCTCGATGCAGAAAAACTATATTCTGAACAATCAGACTGACAAGCCTGACACGCCCGATATGGCCTTTGATAAGATTGTCCCACTGCAGATTGAGCCGACGGACGATCCAAGCGTATTGGGTATCAAGGCACCGAAGAATCTCCGTGCTAAGCGTGATAAGTATATCAAGCAGTTCTCTCGCGATGAAGAATATACTTCCTACGAGGAGCTGCCGACCGATGATAAAGAGGATAAGTGATGGCAGAGACTCAGAAACAATATTTTAACGATGCTCAGCTGTACCCGCTGTACATGTCGCCACGTGACTTTGTGGGCGAGATGGGGCGTGGTACCGGTAAAGGCCTCATAGATGCCACTCGCCTGATGCAGGTGTTCCAGTACATGCCAGGATCATGTACCGGCTTCGTCTCTCCATCCTATAAGAAGTGCCTCACTAATACACTGCCATCACTCCTGGTACACTGGGAGCGATGGGGCTACAAACGCGATATCCACTATACCGTCGGTAAGAAACCGTGGAAGGGCTTGAAGTGGAAGGATCCTATCTTCACGCCGCAGAACTGGGAGAACTGTATCGGCTTCTACAACGGCAGCGTATGCCAGATAGTGAGCCAGGACCGCGACGGTTCAAGCGCCGGTCTTTCGCTGGACCATATTCTCATAGACGAAGCAAAGTATGTGGACTATGAGAAACTGAAGAATGAAACCTTCCAAACCAACCGAGGCAATGAGATGTATTTCTCAAAATGTCATCTTCACCATGGGCTGACCATCACCTGCGATACGGCTACCACCAAGAAAGGCTCCTGGTTCATGAAGATGGAAGATAAGATGGACAAAGAGCTGGTGAAGGTCATCGAGGGGCTGGTATATCTGAAATGGCAGACCAAGCAGCGCATGAAAGCGCACCCTGAGCGGTACAGCTATTATCAGTCAGAGCTGCAGAAACTGGAGCGTGACCTGTTTCTGCTCCGTAAGAATTGTCTGCTTTATTGCCGGTACCCGACAATATTCAACATAGCGGTACTGGGCGAAGACTTCATCAGGCGCATGAAGCGCGACCTGCCACCGCTGACGTTTGCCACCAGTATCATGTGCAAACACATCGGTATTTCCCAGGATGGTTTCTATGGGTCGTTGCGCGAGGCCATCAACCTATATACGGCTCCTAACACATCGGCCATCAGCTTACAGAACGTGGGAAATATGGAGGATGATGCCCGGCTCGATGCTGACTGCGATCCGAATGCGCCCTTAGTGATTGCTTTCGACGCGAACACGATGATCAACTGGCTCGTAGTGGGGCAGGTGGGCATTGACGGCAAGCTCTATGTGCTGAAGTCATTCTATGTGAAGTACGACACCATCGATGTGCTGATATCGATGTTCAATGCCTATTACCGCTTCCATAAGAACCGTCAGGTTTTCTTTGTTTTCGACTCCACCTTCAAAGGTCAGGGCTACGGTGCCAACCAGAACGAGGACTTCTATATCCTCATCACCAATATGCTGCTCTCTACCGGCTGGGTGGTGGAACAGACATACATCGGCAATCCTATGCACCACGTGGACAAATACCACCTCATCAATCGCATGTTGGTAGGTAAGGCGACTCATCAGGTATTCATTAATCAGGATAACAATAGCGACTTGCTCCTTTCAATTCAGACTGCCGCCATCTACAATGAGAAAAAGGATAAGCGAGGCGAGAAGCTGGCCGAGACGGAAGAGGATAAGCTCGAGGCCCGCACCGACGGCTCTGATGCTTTTGATACTCTGTGCATCGGCGTGGAGAAATTCATACCGGCATACGCCCTGCAGCCGTCCACTGGCTTTACCTCATACTTTGGTGGCTGACAATATCTACGACAATCTTGTACTACTTTCATGAAGTAATGTTTTAGGTTTATGTAATTCTGGCAGGCTTCCGCAGTGATGCGCAGGTCTGCTCTTTTTGTGTTTAGTAGCCACTGCCCTTGTTGTCAGTTCCTGTTTGTCTTTGGTCACGACCGCGTATATCATCCTTTTTTCATTATGACTTGTTCCTGGTTGTCATACGGTTCTTGATTGGATGACTGTCAGGAGTTTTATTGCGCCCACCGTGCCCCGCCCACCCTGAGCCGTAGTGGTGCCAGATGGCAGCACTATTGCCCGGTGAACGGTGGGCGCAGCGGGTAGACCCGCCTTTTTGGTCAGCATAGCACTCCTGCTGGTGGTCGTCCCTTTATCCTATACGGTTCTTCAGTCTGCAGATGGCATCGGACGTGTCTGTTGGCTGCTACCTCATACCCTTGCTCTCTGCCGCCTCGGTATGTGGTCGATGACTACCTGGTATTACCAGCTGCTGTGCGACTGCCGGACGGCTTTACTTGTTGTGCGATGTTTGGGCTGGATTCTTTGTGTCATAATGATTTTTCCTGTCTCGACATGTTTTGCTCATACCAAGGCGGCTCTTCTATTTTTCCTTTGCAAAGTTAGCGCAGGCGCCATTCTGCAAGTACTGGTCACATGCTCCCTATTCCTACACAAAATTTCAGCAGCCTTCCGCATTTTCTTTTCCCCAAGGGGCAAGGGCTAAAGCCAAAACAAAATGTGGTATTCCGAAATTTTCCTTGTAATTCCTTGCATTTGCATGCCTTCTCCCTGCTGCTCTTTTATGCACGTAAAAATTACAAAGAGCGCCCAGGCGCAAAACAGAAAGTCGAACATTTTAAAAAATCAAACAATTATGACACATCCAGTTCAAACATCATCGCTTTTCAACAAGAGCCGTCTTTACAGCAATCGCTACTACTGCGGTAATCTCTATCAGGTAGTCGTCAACACCGAGGAAGGCGAAAGCTACGAGTACGAGGTAGAAGCTGACACGTTTGCCGAAGCCACCAAGCAGGCTGAGAACTACGCAATGGACTTGATGGTCGACATCACCTACATAGAGTGCTACGCCATGTAACAGTCATCACAAGATAGTCAATAACCCAATGTATAACAATCAAAAACTTACAGTCATGGAAAAAAGAGAAATTATCGTATCAGTCGTGAAGTCAAACAAGAGTGACAACAATGTATGGGCAGTAGCCATTACAGGAGATGAGCAGCCCAGTGCACACTGCAAGAGCGCCTACAAGGCCATGCGTTTCATGTTCCTTCTTAAAAAGCAGACAGGATTGTATATCGCAGATGCCAGCCTCTCTCAGTTATCTCAGGAAATTGCCCGTGTGAAGGCTGAGCAGGCCGAAGCCGGAAAAGAGAAGATCGCCGAGGTCACAGAGGAGTTCATCGAGACACACAGCGTCGATGCAGTACTGGCCAGCGAGCCTGAAAAGAAGGCCAAGCGCAAGCCTCGCACAAAGAAGAATGTAGAAACGGCGGCAGTTCCTCAGTGAAGGGGCTGCTGCTTTTTGTTTCACCCTGTAATAGATATCGGTATGATGAAGTACGCCCTATACAGCTACATCCCTCAGCGGTTCCGGAGTCGGGCCACGTTCGAGGAGCAGGATACCTGTCGGATGATCATCGGCTTCAAGGATGGCCGGAACATCTACACACGCTGGGCTGTTAGGCAGTTCTCGAGGGCGTTGGCACTGATGGACCTTACTGATACGGTTGTAGTATGTGTACCTGCCAGTACGAAGTACGCTCACGTACGAAGGTGGAAGCGGTTCTCACAGCAGCTGTGCAAGCAGACTGGAGCCATTGACGGATTCAGCCACATCGAGGTCATCGGTAACCGCAAACAGGCGCACATCACAGGTGAATACGAGCTTGCCACGAACATCAAGCACCTGCTGCATATCGATGCTGACTTTTTCAGAGGTAAGCGTGTTCTGGTCGTCGATGATATCTACACCACGGGGCGTTCGTCAGAGGCATTCATAGGTGCCATCGAGCGAGCTGGTGCAACAGTCACCATGTCGATGTTCCTGGCTAAGACCCGTTTATATAGTAAGCAGGTTTGAATCTGCTTATTATCTGTTCCCACCCTCGAACCCCTGCGCACCTGAACGCCTGGCTGACGTTCCTGTACGTTGTGGTGGTATGGCACTGTGCTCCGTTACTCTCCGGTGTCAGGTCTTGTCTGAAGAGTCTTGGCGGCTGCATGTGGCTGTTCGGATGAGAGAGAAGGTGAGGTAGCGCCTGGTCAGCCACCACCTCGCCTACACACCCATCACGTGCCAGGGGCAACACGGCCACGTGCATCCAGACACTCCTGACGAGACGTGCCACGCTCCGCTCCACTGCGACAGCTGCTCATACCACCACAACGAACAATGTCCTTCAGACATAAAGGTGCTTGCCATTATATGCCTGTGGCCAAAGGTCTGCGTAAGAAGTCATACTGACACCTTACGCCTGATTATCTGCGGCACAGGTGGAGATGATAGGCCGTTGCACAAGGTATGTGTAACGGCTTATCACTCCACTGAGCCGCCATCAACCGCGGATGCGCCCCACTATTTTCGTTAGGCCATCAAAACGACACTGCCCCGAAACAATCCCCTACGATGTGACAAAAATCCGTGACATATTCCGCTTTGGCAAGTGCGGCAAGTCGCACGCGGGCGTAGGGCGGTGGGGGCTGGTGCTCCAGACGCTTCGCGCTGTTTTTGCGACACGCGGCCCGAAAACCCTCTTAAAATAGGCTTTCCGGGTAAAGCGGTAGTGGAAAAATCCGAAAAATTCCCGTAAATCACCATGTGACTTGCCACCACTTGCCGCCTGATGGGCGACACTTGCCATACTTTTCGTGCCGACTTGCCACGAAAAGTGGAATTTTTTCGGCTCTTTCCACTTTATTGCCTAATCCTTATAATATATAAGGAAAATTTCGTATCTTTGCAGCCGTATGGATACACATTATAAAATAAAGCTGCCTGACGGCTTCCGTGCCATCGTCACACCCGTTAAGATACGCAACGTGTTCAACAACCGGGAAACGGTGGTGGATGCCGTATGGGATACGGGTGCAACGTATTCTGCCGTTACGAAGCGGGTTGTTGATGAGCTTGATCTTCCTGAAATGGCTCAGGGTGTGACCAACGGAATTTCTGGGAAGGTGATAGGCTTAACCAGCATTGCACTTACCTTCCCAGGTAATAAAAGGTATGCTACATGGGCAGAGATGAATGAGATTATGGAACTGCCTGATAACTATGATGTACTGCTGGGTCTGGACGTTATCAGCCGTGGCGACTTGCACCTGACACACGAGCAGGATGGCGTGTGGTTTGAGTTCGTATTCGACATAACAAAATTCATTGATATGGAGGATGATGATCCGCAGGAGGTAATTCGTAAATTGATGACAGGTTTGGAGGGGTTCAGACCAAAAAAATAGTTTTTTTACTCTGAAAATAAAGATTTTCCCGAAATTTCTTGGAAGTTTCGGGATTTTTGCTTACCTTTGCCATCGCTAAACACTATAGAGCGGTTCGCTCCGGGGGCGGTGTAAGACGCCCGAGTAACGACTCAGGGCATTTTTTATGCTCATTGACACTTTCGAGGACACATGCTCCTCACTACACCAATAGCGGTGGCCACCCAGTAGATATAAGTCCTCGGACGAAGTCTATAGTGTTTAGCGACAGGGAGGGCTGCCGCTTTCTCTGTCTCATAGGGGAAGGCGCTCCTCGCCGTGAGGCAGGAGGAAATAAGAGAGAAGTCCGAAAGGATCCACGTTCGAAAGCTTGGCCCGCCTTCCTCTCCTGGGGGAGAGTGTTCCGGCCGTGAGGCGGAACTGGAAGAAGAACCTTAAAGTGTCTTGATAGCGTGGGAGCTCTCCCCTTTTTTCGAGGACAATAAACCGCACAGGGCGGATCCCTGTATAGCTAAACACTATAGCAATATGCAACAGTTAACACTTCAATTCGATGGCTACGCCGACAGTCGGCCTGTTATCGACGTAAGCACCACGACACGGCGTATCTCTGAGGCTGTGGCCAAGGCCATGCCTATGATCGTTCTTTCTCTCCAGGGGATAGCCATTACGGCTTT